CAGAAAGAGATGGAGTCCTTCGTTTCCCAGCTTGAAAAGCAGGCGGCGGTGGCGGGCAAATCTAAGGATGCGACCCGTGCCTATGAGATCAGCGAGAAAGGCCTGACTGGGGCTCTATTGCAGCGAGCGCAAGCCGCTAACGCCGCCATCACCCAGCAGGAAGAGCTGAACCAGGCGATGGACGATGCGGAAACACTTAATGGCATCGCCGCCCGCTTGCTGTCGCTGGATGGAAACAGCTTTGATGCCAGGGGCAAAGAGCTGGAACAGGAATTCGCCAAGTTGTTAGCACGGCTAGAGGCACGCGGTGATGAAGCCGGTAAAACTCTGGTCAGGGAGCTGATCAATAAAGAACAGCTGCAGGCTGGCCTGGATGACTTCCAGCGCCAAATCGACACCATCACGCGCGGTGCCAGCAGCCAGCGGGATCTACTCTCTTCCCAATTCGAGGCTGGCCTAATCTCCCAGCCGGAGTACCGCGAAGGGCTGGGGGAGATCGACAGCAACGCGGTGTCGCAGCTTGAGCAAATGCGTGACGCGGCGCAGGAGTACGCCCAGGCAATGGGTGACCCGACGATCCTGCAGAACTTCGACGCAATGGTGCTCGGCTATCAGCGCGTGAACGACCAGACCCAACGCTTCCTGGCTGACGGCCAGCAGATGAACGAGATGCTCTCTACGGGCTTATCTGATGCCCTGCTGAACGTAGCGGATGGCACGCAATCTGCCGGGCAGGCATTCCGTCAATTCGCTGCTGATTTCCTGCGCCAGCTCGCCCAGATGATTCTGAAGCAAATGATCTTTAATGCGATTAGCGGCGCGACGGGTGGCGGTGGCATCGGCGGTGCCGTTGCCGGCGCTGCTGCAGGTGCGTTCGCCGAAGGCGGCTATACCGGCGCTGGCGGCAAGTACCAGCCTGCAGGTGTGGTCCACCGTGGTGAGTATGTGCAGCCCCAGGAGGCACTGCGTGAGCCTGGCGCCCTGCAGTTTATGGAAGCCTTCCGTCGCGAGGGCATGCGATCGCTGGCCCGTTTCCAGGGCTATGCCGATGGCGGCCTGGTGGGTGCCTCCGCCGCCACGCTGGCGCGCAGCCCGGCGGAAGCCATGGGGGCAAGTGTTCCTGCGCCGCAAGTGAACCAGCGTCTGCTGCCGATTTTGTCAGACGATGTGGTGGCCGATGCACTGCGCGGCCCGGCCGGTGAGGAAATGCTAGAGCTGCACATCACGCGCAACCCCAGCAAATTCAACCAACTGATTAAGGGAGGTGGGTGAATGCCCGTCGAGATTGGTACAGCCAACGGGCACTTGGACCTGCTGCACCGTTTGCAGCGGTTTGTGTGCGGCCATGGCACCTGGAGCACTGCGCCGCAGTTCACCGGGGCTGGCCCTGGCACCATTAGTGATATCGCCACCGCGCCCGCCACGGTGAGCGAAACCTGGACCTTCACCTGCAGCAACGCGGACACCGCTGGGGAAGAGGTGTGGGCGATCACCGGTTCTGTGACCGGCGCCACTGCTGATGCCACCACGGGTATCGCTTATGCCAACGGGCTAATCGAGTGTCTGATTACGGGCACGGGCTATGAGGTAGGTGACGAATTTTCGTGGGACGTGACCCAGGGCCTCATGAGCGCGGCGGGCGCCGCCTGGACCCTGCTGAGCGAAGGCCTAGACGGTGGTTTTGACCAGGACTATTACTTTCGCGCGCCGGGGCTGACGGGGTCTGAGGAGATATATCTGAATGTCGCGGCGTACCAGAGCAGTGCCGATGACTATTTCAACTGGGAGGCTCGTGGCGCGATCGGCCACGAGCCGACTTTTGCCTTCAATGGGCAGCCGGGCACCAGCCCGAACGCCAACCTGCTGCTGTGGGCCGATGCCATTCCCTACTGGCTGGTGGCCAACGGCCAGCGGCTGATTCTTGTGGCCAAGATCTCAACCACCTATCAGCTGCTGTACCTGGGCAAAATTCTCCCCTATGGCACGCCGGCGCAGTTTCCCTACCCGGTGCTGGTGGCGGCGACCACCGACCGCGCGAGCACGCGGTGGTCCGCCGCTGACGCTGACACCTCCAGCATCCTCAACCCTGGCCGTGGGGCGTTCCTGTACACAACAGACGGCGGCTGGAAGCGGATACAGAACCGATACCGATCTAGCTCAGGCGCTTGGGAAACCGATTTCTTCGATATTTTCCCCACCCATCAATATGGATTCGGCAGCCGCGATGGAGCATCGCATGAGTTCCAAGGGCCGCAGATTCACCCCGCCCCGGATGGCTCCTACACGCTGCTGCCGTTGGTGCCGCTTTGCCGCAACGCCAGCTATGCCTCATTAAATCAGTACGGCGAGCTGGACGGCCTGTTCTGGGTAACAGGAACGGGGAATGCGGCGGAGAACATTCTCTCGATTGAGGGAGAGGACCACCTGGTGGTTCAAAACATTTACCGCACTAACTGGACCGAATACGGCGCAATGAGGCTCACCTGATGGCATATGAAACAGGCGTTGCAACCGACGTGATTGATCTGCTGGCGAAAATTCGGGGCATGGCCGTGGGGCTGGGCTGGACGATTGATCGAAACGAGCCAACGGAGCTGGCGCTGCACCACGCGGATGCGGGGTTTTTCACGCTGCTGGCGCAGCCGGAAGAAGACGATATCCAAACCACTGACTACCCACGCCCTTATATCTATATTTGGGGGCAGACCGGGTTTGATGCGGGGGCGGCGTACAATACGCAACCGGGATCATCGGGTGGGAGATACGGCAGAACCGACGCCCTACGAGGCCCCTTCGCGGCATACCACCTGTTCGGAACGACGCAGTACATTCATTGCGTGGTTGAGATTGTGCCTGGGGAATTCGCGCACTTTCATTTCGGCCGCCTGGATAAGTCTGGCGACTACCCCGGCGGGGAATATGCCACCGGCACCAATTGGCGCTATAACCTCCAATACGCTAATACTCATAATCGCGACTCGTTGAGCCCCTTTCACGCTGTGCCTTTCGATGGCCTCAGCCGTCATGCTACGGGTCAGGGCGTAGTGAGATTAGACGTCCCAGGCTACACGGAGGAATGGGGGGAATTTTATGACGTTAATTCGTCAAGTTTTAGTGTTGCATGGGGACCGGCTCGGCTGGGCGCCAATACATGGCGATCGCCTTACACCTTCTATTGGCTGTCCACGCCCAACACGGTAAACGCGGTTGCACCGTTGGCACCGTGCTTGGTGTCCTTTGTATTGCGTGGAGAAAAAACCTTCTTGGCCGGCGCCCCGGCTGACTTGCGGATTGTCAATCTGCGCAACCTGACGCCCGGCGAGACCATTACCATTGGCCCCGATGAATGGCTGTGCTTCCCACTGAAGAAGCGGGGTTTAGGCCAGTACGGGCCGAATTATCAGGTGAATTCTGGGCTGTTCGGCTTGGCGTACCGGAAGGTGTTGCCATGACGCCGGCGTTGCACGGGATCTGGCCTGCGTCGGCGGGGTTAAACCCCATGCTGAACGCTGCCCGTGCGCTGCCGGGTGAGCTGGGGGTGTCGGTGCTGGCCGGGGAAGTGGCCAACAGCAGCGAGACGCTCAACACTCAGCCCGTTGCCGAAAATCCGCGCACGCCGCCGGCACGGCGGCTGGTTCGGTTCCTGGACGACTATTATTTCCGTATTCATGTGACACCGCCTGCGCTCGATGTGGGCAATGTGGTGTCTGCGCAAACACACCCTGTGCGGATCTGGAATGCATATCTTGAGCCGAGAACGCTCAACGACCTGGCTGCCGATAACGCTGAGGGCATTCAGCTTGCCGGCCCGGATGAGCCGCCGATGGAGTTTGCGCCGCTGCGTGAGCACGTGTGGGAGGTGGCGGTTGGGGTCGATGGCCCGCCGGTGGTGGATGCCTCTTTCACGTGGCAGTTCACCGGTGAGCCGCCTGCGGTACTCCCCATCACGGGTAACCGCATTACGGCTTGGCCCTGGGCGCCGAACTGGCTGGCCAGTGTCCAGGAGCGCCTGGAGTGGTTAACCGACATTTTGCAGAGCCAGTCCGGTGTGGAGCAACGCCGGGCCGGCCGTGATTTGCCACGGCGCTTCTACGGATTTTCTATTCTGGCTGAAGGTGCCGATCGGGCGCTGCTGGACCTCGCCGTTTTCGGTTGGGGGTCGCGGCTGTGGGCGCTACCTATCTGGCAGGACGTGCAGTGGCTACCCGGGGTTGCGGCTGGCAGCCCGGAAATCGTTTGCGATACGCGCCATCGCGATTTTCAAGACGGTGGATTAGTGCTCTTGCTGGGTGAGCGTGCGGCAGATTATGAGGTACTGGAGATCCACACGCTTGAAGAAGACAGGATCGGGCTGCGCAATCCGGTGCAGCGTGAATGGCCCCACTCGGTGCGGCTCTTTCCGGTTCGGACTGCGCGGCTGACCGATCAACCTGCCCTGACGCGGCTGACTAACCGATTGGTGGGTGGTGAGGTGGAGTTCCGGCTGGAGACGCCATCGACCTGGCCACAAACCCACGTCCTGCCAGAGTACCGAGGCTGGCCGGTGTTGGAGATCCGGCCGGAGGAAAGTCGCGATCTGAGTTTGTCTTACCAACGCCTGATAAATGTGCTCGACAACGGCACGGCATCGCCGAATGTACGCGACAGGGCGGGCATTGGTTTCCCGGTGCAGGGGCATGGCTGGCTGCTGGAAGGCGCTGAGGAGCGTGCGAATTGGCGCAGCCTGATGTACGCGCTGCGCGGGCGCCAAGGCGCCCTTTGGTTGCCCACGTGGATGGATGATTTAGAGGTTGTGGCACCAGTGGCTACCACCACGGCATTCATTGATGTGGCTCACGTTCAATACGGGCGGTTCGCGGCGGGGTTCTCTGGGCGCCGCGATATTCGTTTGGAGTTGAGCGACGGAACCGTCCGTTACCGCCGTGTGCTCGGGGCCACCGAGTTAGATGCTTCTACAGAACGGCTTAGCTTGGCCGAGCCCTGGGACGTGGCCTTTGATGCTGACCAGGTGCAACGCGTGAGCTGGATGGCGCTGATGCGCCTGGAGAGCGATACCGTGGAAATTGAGCACCAGACTGACGTAGAGGGTGTTGCCCGTTCACAGCTGGTATTCCGGGGGGTGCGCGATGAGCTATGACGTTCTGGACGCCTCGCTGGCGCAAGCCAGGCCGCTGCGCCTTTATGAGTTCGCACGCGGTGCGCAGCGGTGGCGCTACACGAACGCAGGGTTGGATGTGGTGCACGATAACCAGACTTTCCATAGCGTGTTTATTACCGATGACGGCATTCGCCAGACCGGTGAAGCCAGCGCGGATGCGCTGAATATCGAGGTGCCACTGGATTTGGAGCTGCTCGGCATCTATCGCATTTACCCACCGAGCACGCCCATTGAGTTGACGATCTGGGATAAGGATCTCGGTGATCCTTCGGCCTTGGTTCAGTGGGTTGGCATTCTGAGTGATGTGACGCTCAAGCGCCGGGCCGGTAAGGCGAAGCTGGTGTGCCGCCCATTGTCCTCTGAACAGGACAATACCGGCCTGCGGTTGGTGTGGGGGCGGCAGTGCCCTTATGCGCTCTACGATGCCAACTGCCGTGTGGATAAAGAGCTGTATAGGACGACGGCCGTGCTTGCGGGTGCCGCGGGCATCACCGTGACCGCCGGCCTGTTCGCTGGCCAACCGGATGGCTGGTTCACTGGGGGTTTTATCGAGTGGGAAGCGGTTTCCGGCGCGGTGGAACAGCGCGGCATCGATGAGCATGTGGGCACTACGCTGACCCTGCTGGGCGGCTCTGTGGAGCTGGTTGCTGGGCTGGAAGTGCGAGCCTACCCAGGGTGCGCGCGATCGGTATCTGTTTGCGACAGCAAGTTCAGCAATGTTGAGAACTACGGTGGGGTGCCGGCGCTGCCGGGCAGTTCCCCGTTTGACGGCAACCCGGTGTTCTGAGGAGCCATTATGTGGGTTCAGATTGCGATTATGGTTGTCAGTGCGATCGTCAGTGTCGCGCTGGCACCGAAGCCACCGAAACCGAAGCCTGCGTCTTTCACTGATTTCGATTTCCCGGCGGCGGATGAAGGAACGCCCCAGGCGGTGGCGTTCGGGGACGTCTGGTCCACGGGTTGGACGGTGCTGGGGGTTGGCAATTACCGCACTAGCCCGATCCGGACCAAGGGAGGCAAGAAGTGAGTGAGCCGCTGGTTTACCCCCGTCATATTCACGCCGCTGGGCTTTGCATGTCTGGTGCGCGTGCCTGGTTTAAGCGCCATGGCATAGCCTTCGAGGACTGCCGCCGTGGATTGTTGACGGCACAGCGGGTGGAAGCCACTGGGGATGCGCTGGGCTTACGCGTCGCGACTATAGCGCGGGAGGACGCCGATGGGCAGCAGTAAGCGCGTCACTGTCGGGTTTCGGTATTACTTCGGTATTCACATGGGCATTGGTCGTGGCCCTGTGGATGAGCTGGTGGAAGTTCGGGTGGGCGATCGTCGGGCCTGGAGTGGCTCCGTAACGAGCAGCCAGCGCATTAGCATTAATAAGGGGTATTTGTTTGGCGGTGATGAGGCGGAGGGCGGCATTGTCGGTGGGCTGGATGTGATGATGGGCGAGCCTGACCAGGCGGTGCTGGGTCGCTTGCAGAACATGCTGGGCGGCTTGGTGCCTGCTTTTCGGGGCATGTTTACGCTGTTCTTTGATGGCCAGATCGGGGCCATCAATCCTTACCCGAAACCTTGGAAGTTCCGGTACCGCAGGATCATGCAGGGTTGGGACGGTGCGACCTGGTACCCCTCTAAGGCGCGGATCGAATTAGCGGGTGGTGCAATCCACGCCATGAACCCCGCCCACATCCTGGTTGCTTGCCAGACTGACCGCCGGTGGGGGCGCGGCCTTAGCGATAACCGTATCGACTATCAGTCTTACACGGAGGCGGCGGATCGCCTTTACGATGAAGGCTTTGGCCTTTGCCTGCTCTGGACCCGGAAAGAGTCAGTATCCGCTTTCATGCAAACGGTGATTGATCACATCGGCGCGGTGCAATTCATTAGCCGCCGTACGGGCCTGATGACGCTCCGGCTGATCCGTGATGATTATGTATCTAATGAGCTGCCGCTGTTCGATTACGCCAGCGGTTTGCTGTCGATCGATGAGGATACACTTTCGGCTGGCGAGACGATCCCGAACGAAGTGGTGGTCGACTATCGTGATCCTGTCACGAATGAAGACCGCACCGCTCGGGAACAAAACCTCGCGGCCATCCAATCTGCCGGCACGGTAATCAGTACGAGTGTGGCGTTCCCTGGGCTGCCAACCCACGAGCTGGCGAGCCGGGTGGCACAGCGGGAGATCCGCGTTCAGCGGGGTGTTCGCAAGTTCAAGGTTCGGCTGGACCGGCGCGGTGCCGACCTTGAGCCTGGCGCGGTGTTTCGCATTAGTGCGCCAGACGACGGCATCGACCAAATTGTGCTCCGCGCTGGGCGTATTGAAGCGGGAACGGTCAATGACGCGGCGATTACTGTCACGGCGCTGCTGGACGTTTTTGGCCTGCCGAGCAACGTTTATACCGAGCAGCAACCTTCTACCTGGCAGCCTCCGAACCGCAGTGCGCAGCCAGCGCTCTATGAAAGACTGATGGAGGTTCCATATCGCGACCTGGTGCAAGAGACCACGCAAGTGCAGCGCGATGCCCTGGAGCCTGATTCCAGTTTTCTGAGTGCGCTGGGTGTGCGCCCCAGCGGGCTGTCGTTGAACTACAGCCTCACCACGCGGATCGGTGCGGCCGCGTTCGAGAAGCGCGACGTTGGCGACTGGGTGCCAACCGCTGAGCTGGCTGCGGAGATCGGCCCGGACGATACGGTGATCGCTATCTCCGGAGGCATTGACTTAGACCAGGTCGAGACCGGTTTAGCAGCATTAATCGGCGAGGAAATTGTTCGGGTCGATAATCTGGACACCGAGACGATGGTGGTGACGCTTGCGCGGGGGTGTGTAGACACGGTTCCAGTCCGGCATCCGGCGGGGAGCCGGATCTGGTTCTACGAGACCAGCGCTGCCGCTGACCCGACTGAGTATGTCGACGGCGATACGGTAGAGGCCAAGCTCATCACTCGAACCACTGGCGAGGAGCTGGCCCCTGCGCTGGCGTCTACATTGTCCCTGCAGTTGGATCAACGCCAAGCACGGCCGTATCCGCCAGCGCGTGTCCGGATCAACGACGAATATTGGCCGGTAGAGCTGACAGGAGAGCTGGCCGTTGATTGGGTCCACCGTGACCGCCTGTTGCAGCAGGATGTACTGGTGCCCTGGACCGACGCGGGCATCGGCCCCGAGCCCGGAACCGCTTACCAGGTAACTCTGCTGCAGGGCGCCAGCCAGGTGCAGCAAGAGAATACCTCTGGCACCACCTCAACCCTGACCCCCACCGAGGATGGCCAGTACACCATTACCGTGTTGAGCCAGCGTGATGGCCTGGATAGCTGGCAGGCGTTCGAGCACACCTTTACCTGGTACCGAACTGAACCCATGGCCACGGAGGCAGGAGAAATCATGCTGACCGAGGCCGGCGAAGAGATGATCGTGGAGTAAGACATGGCTAAGCAATGGTCGGAGATACGAACAGAGCGCCCTGCAGGGCCGCTTACCGGTGCGGAGATCACCGTGGCTGCGCAAGGCGGGCAGACGGTGGGGCTGACATACCAGCAGCTGAAGGACTGGGTGAAGTTCAAGAACAACCTCAGCGCAACTACATCCCCGGCGGCCAACGATGACAGCACGGCGGGCTATGAGGCTGGTAGCCGGTGGTTGGACAACACGCCCACGCCAAAGGTGTGGTGGATCTGCACTGATGCGACTGCAGGGGCTGCGGTTTGGGACGTGCTGTCGCTGTCGGTAGATGAGCTGGGCAGCGCGGCCCTCGTGAATACCGGCACTGGGGCCTCTGATGTGCCGTTGAATAGCGATCTGGGCAGCGCAGCGTACTCCAACATGGCGGAACTGCCGTTTTCTAACATCATCGCCCAGGCCGGACGTTTCACTACCCCGGCAGGGCCTTTCGATCTTTACGCCACCGGGCTCTTCGACAGCGACGTCAGTGATTCCCTGTCCCCATACAACGGGGCAACGGTTACTGAAGTAGGTAAATTCATTCACGATAATGCAGATTTCGGGGGCGGAGGGGCATCCCTAACTGCCCCGACTTTGGACCTACTTTCCGCCATGGGTAGAGCGGGGTCCAACGGGCGGTACGGTGTGGAGTTCTATATTGCCGAGTACGCAGCCGGGGGCGGGACCGGTGGAGCTTCCTTGTTCCCCAGTGGGACTCTATACCTGATGTCCATCAATCTTTCTCGGGCGATCTTCGCAGCGTCCGGTAGATGTACTTTTACCGCGTGGGTCAGGGCCGTGGACGGGCCTATCGGGTTTCGGTCCTTGGGTCCGATTGTGACTGAGTTCGACGGAGTGGCGCAGGGAACAAACCCGGAGCTGGTGCCCGCGGATGGTTGGACCTTTGTTAGGGTGGTCTCCCAGATCTCTACAGGCTACGTGGCCGCTTGGCCGGGAATTTCTGGGCAGTCTTCTGTATCGAAGGCCCAGATTGCCATCCCGGCAATTTTCCCGGGCAACGTAGACGCGGGTATTTACTCCGCGCCCATACCCAATGCGGGGACATTCTGATGAGAATCTATCGAGACGGCGAATACTTTGCGACCGGTGCGGATTTGGCACTTATCGCTTCAGTGGCCGACGAGCCCGTGTCCCTCTACAGCTTCCATCCTGACGATTACCGGGCCTACAAGCTGGCCGAGATCAAAGCTGCTTGCGAGGCAGAGCTTTCCGCCCTGCAGAGCGCGTACCCCCAATCGGAGGTGCTGAGCTGGGACAAACAAGAGCGAGAGGCTCGTGCCTTTGTTGAAAACCCGGCCGCTCCGGTGCCGCTGATCTCTGCCCTTGCAGCGGCGAGAGAGGTTGACCCAGCTGACCTGGTTGACTGGATCATCCTGAAAGCGGATGCGTACACCGCAGCCATAGGTGCAGCGCTGGGGAAACGTCAAAAACTGGAAGACCAGCTGGCGGCCCTAGCCGATTGGGAGGATATGGCAGAAGTCCATTGGTGATTTTGTCCTCGTTCAAAAGCCAGCAGGTAAGAGGCCTCCATATAGTGGGGGCCTCTTTGGTATTAATGGCTATCAAATCTGGGAGCAGATCCATGTAATCAAAAGAGGAGCGCCCGCCGCTGGGTGCAGCAACACCCGGCGGCGAGCCCAACCCGCAGCAGTACCTGCGAGCCGGCAAGGCATCCCCACTCCGCGCGGAGCGAGAGAAGCCTAGCAGAATACGAAAAGGCTTTGCAGATGATAAAAAAGGATTTCAGGTGCCAGCGGTGCAACAAGAAGCTGGCCGAAGCGATCTTCACCTGGATCAGTATCAAATGCCCTCGCTGTGGGCATACCAACACGGAGAAGGCCCAAGAGCCTCGATAGAGGAGTTTCTATGCCAGATCCGATCATCCCTTGGCTGGGCGGCAAGCGTCGCCTGGTCGACCGCATCATCCCCTTCATTCCTCCCCACAAGTGCTATGTGGAGCCGTTTGCCGGTGGCGCAGCCATGTTCTTCATGCGGCCTGTGCCGGCAGAGGTGGAGGTGCTCAACGATATCAATGGGGAGCTGGTCAGGCTTTACAGGGTGGTGCAGAACCACTTGGAGGAGTTTGTCAGGCAGTTCAAATGGGCGTTATCCAGCCGGGAGGTCTTCAAGTGGCAACAGATGACCAGGCCCGAGACCCTGACGGATATCCAGCGTGCCGCGCGTTTCTATTACCTGCAGCAACTGGCGTTTGGTGCCAGGGTCGATGGCCAGTCCTTCGGTACCGCGACCACCAC